GCACGAACCCCAAGGGCCACCGCCGATCGTTCGACTCAAACCATGCCCGGGCCTGGTCGTAGAGGCTCGCCTTGTAGCCGTAGCGGATGCGGGGGGGGAATTTTTGCAGGTCGAGGAGCGCCTGCGTGATGACGGCTAAAGCCAAGATACGCTCCGGCGACTCGCCGCGGTCGCGCAAACCGCGGCGCCACAGATGCGAGTCGGTCGGATCGTCGGCGAGCAGCGCCCGCATGTCGGGCAAGCCCGCGGCATGCCCCGGATGCGCGTCGAGCTTGCTTGCTGGCGCCACCGTGCTAGCCACTAAAGCGCCTGTCTACCATGCGGCGGGCGGGGAAGGAATAAACCCAATGGAGCCCGAAAACCCCGAGGTCGAGTCTGTACCGCCGGAGGGCGCCTTGACGGTGGCCCCGCCACTCGAGGGCAGCGAGGCGCTCCTACTGAACGACCCCGCGGCCCTCGCCGCGCAACTCGCCACCTATGCCGAGGCGCGCAAGCTCCTCGTCGAGTGGCTCATGTCGCAACTCGTCGCGGGGATCGACTACATGTTGATTCACCGCCGGGTCGGGCCGCGAGGCAACAAGCAGGACTGTCCCGAGAAGCTGAACGCCACCGGGTCGGCGTGTACGCAGTGCGGTGGCAAGGCGACGCTGGCCAAACCAGGAAGCGAGAAATTGTGCGGGCTTCTCCGGTTGCGGCCGCGCTTCGCCCGCGACGTCGAAACCTGGGAGATGCTCGGCTCGGAGGCGGGTGTTGTCGCGCTCAAGTGTGAACTTGTGACGGCAACTGGGGTCGTCGTCGCCGAGGGCCGCGGCGCTCGCCATCGGGACCAAGATTTCGGCGACGTGAATAAGTGCATCAAGATGGTGCAGAAGAGCGCGCAGACCGACGCCGTTTTGCGGTGCGCCGGGCTCTCGGAAATCTTTACGCAAGACCTCGAGGACATGCCGCGCGCGGTCGTCGAGGGCGACGACAACGGCGGCGGCGAGTTTGCGGCCCCGCGCCGCAAGAGCGATCCGGCCGCCCCTACCAAGCCCGCGCCGCCGTCGCTCCAAGCGCAACTCGAGGAGTCGGTCAAAGCGACCGCACCGCGCCCCGCGCCGTCCCGCCCGGCCCCTCCGACCCGCCCCGCAACGCGTCCCGTTGCGCGTCCGGTGGCGCCGCCGGCGGCGGAACTCGGGGGGCCGCGACCCCCGGATGCGCTTTCTCCGGCTCGCGTGAACCGCCTAATGGCTCTCGTCCACGAAGCCATACGAGCCGCCGAAGTACCCGAGGAGCAACACGAGGAAGTCTTTGGCTCTGCCCGCGCTTACCTCACCGAATGGGTTGGCCGTACGCAGGGCCGTGACCGGATTTCCGATGCTAGTTGGAAGCTCTACGACGAAATGTGCGCAGAAGTTCCCAACGCCGTTGATGCCGCCTTGGGTGCCCAAGGCCCGGCGCCGCGGCCCCGACCCCGGCTCGTGCGGCGCTACGGCGGCACGCCGCGGTCGTTTAACGTTCCGCGGCGCGAATTCTGACCGATGGTACCCCGGTCGATTTCTCCAGTGTGCTCGATTTGCCGGATGCGTCCTGCGCGCCGGCATCATGCCGTGGGTTTCTGGAAGCAATGCGAACGATGCAATGACAATCGTCGGCGTGGCGCAGCGCGTTACCATGCACGACACGGCGTCACGCGGAAGCAATGCAGGGCGGGTTGCGGGATGCCCGCAGTGGCACCCTCGGGGTGGTGCAGTGGGCACTGCCGCCGAGAGTACCAAGTAAGCCGACAGGCCGCCAATAAGGCCGCTGTAGTCGCGGCGCTCGGAGGTGTGTGCGGATGTACTGAGAGCGATTGTTATCACTCAGGACCGTGCGAGGTGAGGCTTCTTGAAGGGCTCACGGTGCATCACAAGCATGATGATGGTCACTACATCCGCAATGCGACACGCAGCGGTAAGAGCGCATCAAGCCGGCCACGTGGAGCTGCCACGTGGTCTAGGTATCGCCGTGCTCTGGGAATCCCACACCACGGGATGCAGCTCCTATGTGGTACCTGTCACTACGTGCACACGGCTCGGATGTGGCGAACGTGGCGGGCATCGCGACCATGAGCACGCCGAATGACGTGGACGCCCCGCAGGTATTGCAGTTTGATCCGACCGCCCATGTGTATCGAATCGATGGGGTCGTGGTGCCGTCGGTGACTGAACTGCTGGAGGCGGCGGGTATCTCGCCGGATTACTCCAAGGTCAACCCCGCCGTGCTCCAACATGCCCGGCGGCGTGGGCTCCATGTCGATATTTGCTGCGATCTCGACGATGCTGACGATCTCGACTGGTCAAGTGTCGATCCTGAAGCCGTGGGATTTGTACAAGCTTGGCAATGCTTCAAGGCGGATTACGGCTATAAGCCATACGCTAGCCAAGTGCTGTTGGCGCACCCGATGTATCAATATGCTGGAACTGCGGATTCGGTTGGCGACTTGGGCGGCGAGGTGACGGTGGTTGAGCGCAAGGCAACCGCCCGCATGGCCTCGTCCTACGCGTTACAGACCGCCGGCTATACCGCCGAAGGGCTCTGGAGCGCCCCGCCTGGTGGCGGTCGCCTTTCCCCGCTTGAGTGGGGTACGCCGGCCCGGATCGGCGTGCACCTCCAACGCAACGGCCGCTATGACCTTGTGCCGTACGACGACCCCGGCGACCATGCGGCATGGTTAGGCGTCGTCGCGCTCGCCCGGTGGCGCAAGGCGCGGCGTTAGATATAAGCGTCGGCATGACTGACGCCGAGATTCGCGCCGCGGCGGCCATGCTCGGGCGTCTCGGCGCCAGTAAGGGCGGCCGTGCTAGGGCCGCCCGGCTCGACCCCGAGGAGCGCTCGAGGCAGGCCCGGCACGCCGTCAGTGCTCGGTGGCGCCGCGTGCGGCAATCTGCTGCGAATAGCGGCACCACGCCGCGACCTCGGTGAGCGATAATCCGCGGCATTTTGCCGCGAACTGCGGCAAATCGGTTGACGATACGTGGGCGCGAACGTAAAGAGACGAGGCATGTCGCAATGGACGCACCGGCTGTGCGTTGAGTGCTACGATCAACGACAGCCAGGCGCCCCCGCACGGGCCATCATCGGCGACCCTGGCACGCGCTGCTGCGCGTGCGGGCTCGGCCCGGCCCGGATTCCCTATCGCGACAACCCGAAAGGCTATCGCTACTGCAAATTCGTGCATCCCGACGGCACGACGGCGGCGGGCACCGGCCCTCCCATGTCCGGCACGGGACGCGCCGGTTGACCAACCCTTTCCCGGCGCGTCCCTTGCCCGCCCCGGTGACTACCCGTCGGTGAGCCCCGGTCGCGACGGAGGGTTGACGGCTACGTGCCCCGGGGGGTAAACGTAGCCCATGGCAACCCGACGAGGGAAGGCAAGAGGCAACGGGGGTCGCCCGTCGAATGGGCGCGCGCGGAAGTTCACCGTTCCCATCAAGCTTTTCGTCACCCCGGAGATGTATAAGCAGCTAGAGACGAGGGCAGAGGAGCGCGAGTGGAGTGTCCCGCAGGTGATTCGCTGCGCCGTGAGAGAAGCGGAGGAAAACTGGTCTAGTCGGTGAGTCGCTCGAGCGCTTCGTCGCGGAGCGCCTCGAGCACGTCGGCGGGGAGCGCCGCCGTCACGTCGACGCCGCCGAGCCTGACGGCAAGCTCGACCGCCTCGGGCTCCGCCGGCGTCGAGCGCTCGGGGCGGTCGTCGTAGCGCCCGCGGGTCGCCGCGGTACAGGAAAGAACCTCGACGGTCACGGGCGCCGTGACTTCGCTCGTAAAGGTCACTAGTCGCCGACGTAGCGCGCGCGCTCCAAGTCGCGCACGAGCCGCTCGAGGTAGACAATCAACGGGGCGCGCATGCCTTGGCCCGTGCCGCTATCATCGAGGCGGCGGAGATACGCTTGAAGGTGGCGCAGGGCGAACTCTAAATGCTCCGCCTCTTGCCGGCGCTCCTCGTACCACTCGCCCGGGTCACGTGCCATGACGGAGGCGGCGGTCGACCTCGGCCATGACGGCTCCGGCCTGCATGAGCGGTACCCCCATGGGAAGGGCGAGCTGCTCGTCGAGGACTTCGATCAGCACCGCCATGCGCTGGAGGAATGCCGCGTCAGCCGAGCTGATCGTGGACGAGGTCCTTAAAGAAGCCGGGACCCGCTGAACTCACGGCGGTAATCCTTCCACCGCCTTCTACGGTCGGCCGCAGCGCCACCCAGGTCTCGTAAGCTTTCTCCCAGAATGACACCTCGTCGGCGAGTACCGACGTGAATGTATGCTGCCGCGCCTGTTCTTCCCCTTCGCCGAGCGCGACAATCTCCGACCCGTTGGGAAACCGGATCAGGCCGATGGAATACTCGACCTCGACGGGGGCGAGCGGCGCCGGCACGTGCCGGTGGATGAAGTGCGCCCGGCGCACGAGCTCGCACGATCCTTCCGTCTCGGTGCGCCCGAGCTTCCGGGCCATGAATGCGACCTTGGTGAGCGGTGTGAAGCGCGCGAGCCAGTAGTTCACCGCCACGAAGAGCCAGGTAATGACCATGCGGCGGGATTTGGCGACGACGACAATCGGCG